GCGCGGGTCTTGCACCACGGCTTCCACGCTGTCGTCATTGATGATGCGGAACTCTCGCCCGTGAATCTTCACGCGGGTTCCGGTATTGGGACGCACCAGAACAAAGTCGCCCGGTTTGCACGACGGCCCACTTGGGAAGCGGGTTTTGTCGCCGTATGCGTCTGGTCCCATCTTCATCACAAACAGCACAGGGGACATGACTTCCTCGAAGTGCATGGTCTGCCCCGACTTCACAATACCGCTTTCATACTCTGCGTCAATCTCTGGTAGCGCACAGAGCAAGTGGTATGTGGACGGATCGGGAAGTTGCTTGGCCTTTTCCTCTGCCGTCTCTGGCAGAGTGGTCGGCACGGCGTCTTCACCGGTACTCAGGAGGATTTCACTCATCTTCGTCTCTTTCCATCTTTCGCACGAGGTCGTTGATAAAAGCATGTGCAACCGAGAGACCCCGGATCTCGCCGCACATGGATTTGTATTCGGAGAAGTCTTTCGCTGCTCCGTCCACGAGAGCACGGGCGATGGATTCCCGGTGCTCTTCGATCTCTTTCAGTACCACGGAAAACGCAGTGGTTGCCATGTTCATTCCCTCATTTCTTGGATCAGATTGATCAAAACATTCTTCACTTTCTCCTCGCCGAGGATTCCGTTGAAATGCTCCACAATTTCTTTGAGCGGCAGTCCCACTTCACGCCACCCGATGATGTAATTCCTCAGCCGTTCTTCCCAGACGTTCCTGTACTTGGGACCGTCCGGCCTCGTGAACCTGTGTATCCAGCGAAGGGCTGGCAAGCACACGCACTTATGGCCTGCGTTCCTGAATTTCTGGTGGATGTAGTACTCCTCCACCGCGAAGCCTTTGAATCTGCTGTTGAACCCCGGCCATGCGTCTTTGCGACACGACATCAGGCCACACCCCTGGGCCTCGATCTCAAACGCGGGTGCGTTCTTGTTCTTGGCTCGGTCATCTGTTTCCCACTTCCCGTACATGCCGGAGCCCCACTCCGGGCGGAAGTGACTGAAGACGTTGTTGCTGTAGATGTCGTCGTACAGGAGCGGACCTTGGATCAGGTCGTGGCTGTATGGGTTGTTGTCGTAGTAATCAATCAGGGCACGGATGCCGCCCGGTTCGATCAGGACGTGGGAGTCAATGCAGAGAACCAATTCAGTCTCTGCGTGTTTGAACACCAAGTCTTTGGCAGCGGCGTTGCCTTTGGCATCCCCCGCCGCGATGTACTTCCCCTTGACGGTATCCTCCACAAACTCTTTGATGTGGGGGGAATGGATACTCTCAGGAGAGTTGTCAACCACGAGGAACTTGATCCTCTCGCGGTTGACGTCCTGGTGGTAGTAACGAAGGGCTTGAGTGGTGAAGAAGACTCCGTCGTAGTCTTCGTACACCGCCATTCCGATGGTGAGTTTTTCAGGAAAGCGCACTGAAATCCTCGCCGGTTATTGGGGTTTCGTCATTGGCTTGCCCTGCTTGGGTTTCATCACGGTCTTGAGCATGTCGGCACGCAGCCGCTTGTCGTTCTGACGCGCTTGGTTGGTCTGCCGCATCTGCTCTTTCTGCAACTCCGCAGCCAGACGCTCACGCTCCAGGCGAATCTTCTCTTGGGCGATAGCGAAGTCACGCTGGCTGTCCTGCTCCTTGCGCTGCAACTCCTGAGCCTTGAGTTGCAACTCAGCCTGAGCCATCTGCAACTGCGGGTTCTGCGCCATCTGCTGCGCTTGCGCTTGTTGAGCCTTCTGCTGGTTGGACTGCAACAGTTGTTGTGCAGCCTGGGCCACCAAGCGAGAGAGTTGAACCTCGGTGTTCTCGTCCAGTTCAGCATCGGGCGGGGTCATCTGCACGCCCAACTGCTCCTCAATCTGCTGACGGTACGCAAAAGCCATGTGCTCTGCGACGTGAGCCATGATGGCTGCGCCCATCTGTTGAGCCATCGGCGACTGGCCAATCATCTGAGCCACCATCGGGTCTTGCAGCAGACTCATGTGAGTCGCGATATGGGCTTGGTGATCCTGATAGATGAACGCCTTGGTCGGTTTGCCCGTCAAGAACGACATGTTCTCGCTGATCGGATCGCGTGGCTTCTGATCATCCTCCACCGGCACCAACTTCTCAGCGTTCTTCACGCCGAGTACCTCCAACATCTGACGGTGCAGCATCGGCAGGTCGTAGATCTGAGGAGCGCCTTGGGCCAATTGCAGCGCGGCTTGGTACTGCATGATCCGCTGCGCCATCGTGGCGGCGTTCGGATCAGAGACCGGAATCACCTCAACAAGATCGTAGTCCTCCTGCTTGGCAGCACGGTTGCCGCCCACCGGAATGTACGAATAGTCCGGCGGCATGTAGTCACGGATGATCTTCTTGAGGAGTTTGAACTCCATCTTCAGGCTGTCGTGCACACGGGCCTGAACAGCCGACATCGTCTTGAGTTGCCGCTCCAAGAGGGCCAGTGTGGTGCCTACCGGGGCTTGCGCCGACATGTCGCTGATCTTCAGGTCAGCAATCGCGGCCAGACGACGACCCTCATCGGTGATCTTTTCAAGGAGAGCAGCCAGAACCTGACTCGGCTCCTTGTACGGCAAGTGCATGATGTTGTCGCGGATCGTGCCGGACGGGACATCTACATCGCGGAACTCACCAGGGGCAATCGGTGTGTCGTCACCCTTGACGCGCAAGCCTCGGGACTTCAAGCCACCGGGCAGGTTAGACAGCGTACCCGCGTCTACCAGTTGGCGAATAATCGCGGTCCCAGCACGAGCATAGCCACCAATAATATGAATATAGCCAAGCCCATAAGCACCAAAGCCAGGGATATAAGTGTACTGAACGAAGTGCTGTCGTTTGAGGTGTCGTTCATCGTCTTCTTCCCAGTTACGACGGACCGACAGCACCTTTGACGAACCGCGATCCACCGTGATTACATACGGATACGCAACGCCATCTTCACTCTCATACCCGGCCAGATCCCAGTCCACGTGGATCTCAAGGATCTGATACCGGTCATCGTCCGTGAGGGTGTAGCCACCCTCCTCGGCTTTCTTCTTCTCAATATCCGTGAAGATCCGCACCGGCTCACCCAACTCCACGTCGCGGTAGAACCCTGCGGCCATCAACTTCTTCAAGTCATTCTTGGTCTTGCGCATCACGTGCGTGACGCGCTCGGCCTTGTACACGTTGGACGCGCCGTACGGCATGATGATGTCTTCTGCGGCGATGAACGGCGCAGCCTGACGACCCATCGTCGGGTCGTAATACACCTTCTTGAACGCAGCACCCGCAAGGCCCAGTGAGTACAGCATGCGCTCATGCTCAGGCCGGTACTCGATCATCTCGTCCGTCAGGCGATAGTTCATGTCATCACGAACACGCTCTGCGGCGTCCTCATTGACCCGGGTGACTTCACCGATGATCTGCGTCTTGACCGGCCCCTGGGCCGGGAACGTCTCAGTGATCATCTCCGACTGGAACCGTATCGCAGCCTCAGTCAGCAGGGGCGAGTACACACCACAAGCGCCAAGCCAGGGCTCGGCACGCTCTTCGTATTTCATCCCCAGGACTTCCAGTCCCTTGACGTACATGTCCGACCAGTCCTTGCGACTGGAGATGTCTGCGTCCACCAGACCGATCAACTCGGAGGCCAAGTTCTCCAGGGCACCCTCGTCCATGTACTCGGCAAGGTTGGCGTCGAAGTCTTCAGAAGTCTCGCTCTCGGGCTCCAGTTGAATCTCTATACCACCGATGCCGATGGTCATACTCTCCGGATTCTCTACCTCAATCTCGATGGCAGGCTCACTGGCCATCCCCATGAGTTCGGGATCCATCGGAGTCAGTCCCTTGTCGATATTCGTCGCCATGATCGTCCTTAATAGTATGCAGCCCTGCGTTGGCTCTTGAAGAACTGCGGCTCATCCTTGGTATCGCTCGGGAGTTTGATGAACCCGCCCTGCCTGAACCGCAACAGTGCTTGCGTAGTCGAATCGACCAAGTCGTCGTTCGCCCCACTGGGGAAGTCATTGCACTCTTCAATGACCTCCTTGGCCCACCTGCGGTCTGGTGCCCACACTATCCCCGATGAAAACAAATCGGAAACAGCATTAACCCGACTGATCTTATCCTGCCCCTTGCCAGGAGTAAATTCACCAACAGGCACCCCCATGCGCCTGATCTCTTGGTACAGCGCCGCGCCGTTGGACTTTTTCTCCACCACGAACGCGTCCGGCTCCCACTCCTCATACTCCTCAAACACGAGTTTCTTCAGTTCAGGGAACTCCATGCGCTTCTTAATCGCGTTGAGCAGAATGATGTTGTAGTTGTTCGTCTCTTCGTTGAGGAACACACCCCAAGTCGTTAAGGCGTTGTAGTCCGAACGGTTGTTGGCTTCCTGCGCCGCGTCCAGGGACATGATGATGAACTCGCACTCGGGCGGCTCCTCCTTGTCCCAGATCTGCCACCATTCACGCTTGATCAGTGCGCCTTCCTCAGAGACGGGGTTCTGCATGTACTGGGCCTGCCAGTACCGGGGGTCCATGCCTGCCTTCTTGGCCAGTAACTCCTCAATCGACCAGAACTCGCCCCACAGGGGTTTCTCGTTGAGGATCGCAGGGAACTCCACCACTTCCCACTCATCCACGCCGTCTTCCTTGGCCATCTGGTTGACGATCTGGCCAGTGAGATCCAACTTGCTCCACCGCGTCATCACGACGATGATCGCGCCGCCGGGCATCAAACGCTGGATCGGGCCCGACTGGAACCACTCCCACGCCGGGAGAAACACGTCCGCTTTGCCCAGTTTGGCTTCTTGTTCAGAGTGTGGGTCGTCAATGATGAACAGATCCGCACCACGCCCGGCCAGCGCACCGCCCACACCGATGGCGAAGTACTCACCGTTGAAGTTTGTACCCCAGCGAGACGCTGATTTGGAGTCCGCTTGCAGTTCTACCTGCGGGAAGATGTCTTTATAGAGGTCGGATCCGACCAAATTTCGCACTCTTCGGCCAAAGTTCACCGCCAAATCGGCGGTGTGGGAGGCCATGATGACCTTCTTGTGGGGGAATTTGCCCAAAAACCACGCCGGAGCGAGGTACGAGATCAACTCAGACTTGCCGTGGCGCGGCGCGATGTTGACGATGACTCGTTTTTTCTTCCCAGAGGCAATTTCCTCGAAGATATTGGCCAGTCTGCGGTGGTGCGGACCCACTTTGTAGCCTGGGTAGACGTGATCTGCAAAAGTGAGCAGTGACTCACGTCCTACAGCCTGAATTTGCTCGGTTTCCCAGGCTTTGAGCAGGTCCAAAGTGCGCTTTTTGTCCTCCACCGACATGGTCGGCAGCAGGTTCTTGAGCAACTGGATCTGTTCAGGCGCAATTTTCATCGGTAGGGGCCGGAATTTCCCGTGCCTGTACGTCTATCGTGCGCTTTTCCAGTTTTTCGAGGGTCGCAAGCAGTTCTTTCTCGATCTCTTCGACCGATTGCTGCTTTATCGTGACCTCCGAACGCTTCTTGAACGCGTCCACACCGTCAATTTCACCCAACGCACGTAGAGCAGTAAGCCGTACCTTCGCATCTGGGTGGTCAGTCTCCGCCACGAACTTGTTGACCACATACTTTTTCAGATCCGCGAGTTCTTTGACGACCAATGTGTCGTGTTGCGCGACCAATCCAGCCAGATATGCAAGGGTTGGATTGGAGTACGTGGCCAGTTGGGGCGACACGGAGGGGGTGGACATCATCTTTTGAGCGGCTTCAAGGGCCTTGCCCCTGTCTTCTTCGCTCACTTCGATGGGTTTGCCCGTCAGATCGGAGATCAATTTGACGGTCCGAGCCCGCATCTCCAACTCTTCTCGTGGGGAAAGTTCGGGCATTGCCTCCGTTGCAGAGGCAGGCAGGGGAACGTCGGCGTCAACGTCCGGTATCAATTCGTTCATGGAGGAAATCGCACTCCTTTCTATAAATATAGCACGGGGATTGGAAAGGAGGTAGGAGTCCCATAGGGGGAGGGTTTCTACTTAGAGGGGGTGGGGGAGGGAGGGGGGGGGGGGTTTGGAAAAGTGGGGGGTTGTTTGTGCGGATCATGGGGTATGGGGCTGCGCGGGAGTCCCGAGCGCACAGCGGGGGGTCGGGTACGGGTGGGGTCGATCCCGGCTAGGTTTGCTTTTCCGGCCGGAATCCGTCATACATACATCACCGGATCAACACGGCGCGGTGTCGTGTTGGACGGGCAACCCGATCTTACATGGAGCAAGATCATGAGAAAGCAAACCACCTCGATTTCCCGCGCCAAGGCTTTTGTTGCCGACGGCATCAAGGGCAAAAGGAAAGATGCCCGCAGCGCATACGAAAGCGCCAAGATACTGACAGATGCCAGGGTTTCCATGACCCTGCTGATCGCTTGCTTGTTGGAGCGACTCGGTGATTACGCCAAGTCTGGATTTGCATATGTTGGCACGGGATATTCCTACGGCGCAAAAAATAGTGTCCCGACGTTCTACATGTCAATCAACGATGTTGAAGGGTTCACCGACCCGGCCGTCATGAGCGCGCTTGAATTCCTGACAAACGAGTTTGTCGAAGGGTCAACGCAAGATTACCCGTCCAGTATGGG